TAGTAATCTAACTTCAGCAAACGTATTTAATGCGTGTTCGTATGCTCCGTCGAAGTCTCTTGTTATAACAGAATCTTCGTATAACTTCAAGTGCTTTCTTGCTTCTAATAAAAACCCTGCGTAGTCCATCATTTAATTTATCCTGTGGTATATGTTTGTAGGGTTTGCCAGCATTGATCTGATTAAGTGGTCTACGTTGTTGAACCAAGCCCTATGCCATCCGTCTTTGTCGTAAACTTTAAAACCCATCCCCCTGCTAGCATTCTCCATAGCTGTTTCCAATTCCTGATTCGCAGTTAAGTGGTAGGTCGTGCGCCCAATCAGGTCGCCATTTCATGCACTCTTCTACATATTGTTGCGCTTCTTCAGCTTCTACTTTAGGTGCTATGCAGGCTACCGCATCATGTACCGTTAGAACTACTTTGTAGCGTTTAGATATTTTAACCATTTGTTCGGCAATCACACAGCGTGCAATAGCTTGGCATAGATTCTCCACTACTTTTCCACCATACAACTTGACTGCGCCCCGTCTAGTCTTGTATTCAAACTGGGTTTTTCCTTCAGGATCAGTTACTTGGTGAAGTGTCTCATAGCGTTGCCATAGCCCACTAGGTAGTAGAAACCCTTTCTTTATGTGATCGAATGACACGACTCCTTCCAAGCCGAATGGGGCAGGTCTATTGGTATAGATTGCTTCCAAACACCTACCTGCCTCTTGCCACAGCTTAGGGATTTGAGGATATGTTTCCCGATAGACCCTGATAATACGATTGGCCTCCCCCTCTTCAATGTCCACGCCAAACGTCTTGAGTTGTGCTTGGAATTTCTTTGCACCCATGCCGTACCCTGCTCCAAGAATAGTCGTCTTGCCGACGAACCTTTCGTGCGCTGAGATTTTTGTAACATCCTTTTGATAGATAGCTGAACCCATGATTTTGTAAACATCTTCACCTTTCTCAAATGCTTCTACTAAGTCGTTTTGCCCTGCCATCCATGCCACGATACGAGCCTCAATCTGTGACGAATCACAATCAATCATTACATACCTACTGGGGGGAGTAATAGCTTTTTTTAGCTTGCCACCGTTTTGCCCACGACTAGGTAAGTTCTGTAAGTTAATCTTATCGTCACCACCCCACCTACCAGTATGAGCCGCATAGTATTTGATTGGTACTGGGAGTTTCCCTCGCTTAGCTATATCAATAAAGCGTTGCGTGCGTGTTTCCTCAAGCGTAGACTTGTTTCCCAACCGAGCCGAAACCAAAGCCTGAACCCGAACATCAGGATGTGAAGCCAGTTCCTTGAAGCCCTCATCAGTCTTAGCAAATGCCCATGCTTCTTTACCTGTTTTCAAAGATGTTTTAGTTGGAGGATTAACGCCCAGGGACTTGAGTATCTCAGCGAACTTGTCGTTGGACATAAGCGTATCCTTGTCAGCCATGCACGCTTCAAGCAATGCCTCTTTGCGTTCCTTAGTATCTTCTAGGTGTTGTTCCAGTAAGGGTAGGTTTAACTCCAGTATGGGGTCTGTAAACATCTGTAGAGTAATGTCAATAACCTTTAATTCCTTAGCAGGAAACTCAGGCTGTAAAACATTAAACAACTTCCACGTTAGCTCTACATCGTTACGACAGTAGCTTCCATATTGCTCTAGGTCTTCGGAGGTAAAGTCTAAACGTTTCTTACCTAGGGCATCCAATACTTCTGTACCCTTGCGACCCAGTTGATACCGTTCAACCAAAGCTGAAAGACTACCACCTGCATCCACTCCATGAAGCGCCCTAGCCATACAAAGGGTGTCGAACAAAGCTTTAGGGCGTATGCCAAAATTCCAGCTAAGGATAGCGCCGTCAAAAGAGGTATTGTGAGCGAGCAAAGCACTATTACTCCAGTCATATGTATGCAGAAAATCGCTAACTTCTCCATGCGTCCCTGTAAACCATTTCGTTTCTTTATCGTTTTCTTTAACGGCGACCCCAATGACCTCAAACCTATCATCACGGATATATTCTTCGGTAGTGAGTTTCGTGAGCGAGAAGTCTTTAGCATAGTAGGTCTCAAAGTCTAGTGTGATTATGTTCATGAATAGTTAAATAGTTTTCCGAATGCGGTTTTGTGTGGTTTCTTTATGGTCGGCTTTTTACGCACCTCTACCTTCATTGCGTCTACCTGCGCTCTGAGCTGTTCGTTCTGCTCAAGAACTATAGAAGATATTGCGGGGATCGGAGTAGCCGAATGCGTACCGCTCGCTACGTTGGCTCTAAAATACTTGTTCATATCGTCGTCCCAATCTTTTTCGGGAGCAAGTAGTTCTCTCATAACTGATTCGGTAAAGCGTTGTTGCTGTATTTTTTTATACCCGTCTTTAATAGCTTGTTGGTCTTCAACATCTAAGCTATCTTTGTAGGACTCAATTAAATGACCCCACTTACTTGCACCCGTACGTATCGGAGCAATAAACTCATCGGGATTAGTCTTCATTCTTTCTAACAATATCTTTACACCTTCATTCATTTCTTCCTCCTATACCTTATCGGTTTTACATATGCCTCATGCACTTCTACTTTGTCTTGGTCAAGTAGTTCGTATAAATACTTTCTAACCATCTGATACTCTACATCCATATACTTAGCAATCTCTCTTATAGTTCTTGGATTGCCTTGCAGGTGGTGCATTACCTGCGCCCAACGATACTCTCTATTCCTCTTCATCGCACCGTTCTACTAGCGCCGCATACCCACAAATATCTACTAGGTTATCTCGATGGCTCGGGTCGTTTGCAAACCTAGCTACCTTAACCAACATCATCAAAGCGGCAACATCTTTAGCGTTGATGTCATCCCCACCAGTCTTAGCGTTTAAGTAAGCGTTCCACATGACCGCAATAGTCTTTAGGTTCTTACTAGGGTGTCCGTAAGTCTTTTCTCTATCGCCGTATATAACCGCATTAGCTTCTTTTAGTACGTTCATTTCGCTCATGATATTTTGTAGTTTCCGTTTGTTAAGTCTTCTACTGTTAGCTCATTGTTGCCCACCGCCTTATGCACTTGCAGGGCTACCCTCAATACGTATTCAATATCATTTGGGCTTAACTGCCCCATCAACTGAAGTATTTTTATAACGGCAACATCGTTGTCCAACGGCACAGGTTTAACTATTGTCTCAATCATCAACATCTCCCATCCATATCAAGTTCTTTTTCTCTTTCCGCTAACTTTTTACGTAGTTTGATACCTTCTTTAGCGTTCTTTTCTTGGTGAATATATTTTTCTAGAACACGCAATAATCCTTCTTGGATTAAAACTTCCATCATCTCTTTGTCAAATCGAACCGTCGCATCGGCTGAACCATCTTTATGCTCTTTAGTTACTTTCAGGCTCAAGTCCATCACCATTCTCCATTTGTTTTTGTGGGTTAGTCATATCAAACATCATTCCTAAGTTCCCCATGTATTCGTCTTTTGTTAGGTTCATACTGTGGGCTAAGGAAGTAGACATTACAGATACCGCATTAAGTGCATCCAATACACCGCACCCTGCTGAAGATAACGCATGGTCTAACACCTCTACTAACTGTCGAACTTTCTCTTGTTGCTCTTCGTTCATTTTGCTTCCTTTACTTTTATAAGTTCAAATAGCACCCCTGCTTTTACTAAAGGTGCATGTTCTAATACTCGTTTTAAATCTTCAACGCCTGTTTCATCTACTATCACCGCTATACCACCTACATTCATAATGTCGGTTAGGTTCTTCTCTTGTAGTGCTGTTGGTACACCGCCGTTTGCTTTGCACTCAATACCAATAAACCTTCCTTTAATACAAGCCACAAGGTCAGGCACACCTGACTTACCATACCCCCCAGTAGCAGGCATGAAGTAGTAAGCACCGAACTCTGCCAATATCTTTTTGACTTTGTCCTTGACCTTCTTCTCAGGTGTTGTCATTTCTCTTGTGCCTTTATTTATTATTTTCGAAAATAATTTTTCTCATTTTTGAGACATAAAAATCTGCCATCTTGTATAAAGTTTTTAAATTTAATGAGGGGTTAGTATTTTTTACTCTAACACAAGCACTCGTTAAAAAAATAACGTTTTCATCAATTATTTTTTGTTCAAGTTGTATTGAATCGTTATTGTTTGATGTAAATTTAATCATCATAAGAGGATCACCTCGTTTAAAAACTACTTTTTCTTCGTCGTGGATTTGTATTGCAATCTCAATCGGTCTTACCCATTTAGATATATCAAAAGTTCCTGGAATTATTGCTAATGGATTTGGATTAAGTATTAACGGCAAAGAAGTAACCATTACAGATTCGTTATTTTCAGGAATAAAAATCATTCTTGGTGGTAACTGAAGAACAAAACTACCTTCTATACATGTCATCTGTATATTATTATTATAAAAATCTTGTCCGTGCTGGTCAATAGAAACACCTCCTTGTTTTCTATCTAATGTTACAACAAAATCGTAAGGGCTTCTTATAATAAAAGTGTTTTTTAAATAGTCAGAAAATGCTGGGCATAAAACATATCTTGCGTTTGGGTATTTCTCTAAAAAATATTTATACGCAGGTTCGGGTGGGATATAAACAATATTTATTTCTTGGTGGGTTATATTACTTCCAAGAATGTTCTGTACTGTTGGGTACCAATTAATTTTTATCATTTCTCTTCAGCTTGTTTTATCAATGCGCTACACTCAGCCTGCAACATCATTACTTCTGACTCTAAAGTTTTGATTCGGTGTTGTTGTATATGTATTTGATCTCTCAACATCTGCTGAGTATCTTCCTCATCATCCATTACCCACCCCAAAAACGGTATCGGTATCACTTTGTTCTCCTTTTAGGTTTAACGGCTACAATTCCTTCTTCGGCTTCAGGTTCTGTGTTACGTGTTTTAAGCATTGCATCTGCCAGTTCGTAAGACCTTCTAGCAATACATTCTTCAGGCATAAGTTCAGGATGCAAACCGCCCCTTACAATAACTCCCATCATCGCAAACATAGCAAAGCAATCTCTTAGGTCTTGGTCATTCATACTCTAGCCTCGTGGTATTGATTCCATTGTTTAGGGGATACTTGCACATAGTAGAGTTTGTTACCTCGCCATTTACCTATACCATCAACATCTACACCCTGCCCTGCCGTTCTAAGCATGGCAACCTTGTCGGCAATAAAGCTAGGTAGTTCACCGTACTCGCAGTGGTGATACTTGGGTTCAAATAGCTTGCCTGCTTGGATTTCTATCTGCGTAGATATATGTATCTTATTGTCCGCAAACTCAACACGCACAGGGGCTAACTGTTCCTTAAACTTATCAAATATTGCATCCATAGCTTTTATAAAACCCTCTTCATCTCTCATACTTTTCCTTATATACATTGTAAAGGGGTGTGCGCTACTAGTCAATAGCATTACACTAAAATAAAGTAGGTGTTTTCCCCACCACGATAACCTACCTCGGGCAGTAGCTTGTCTTTCTCAACAAGTTTTAAAAGAGCGATACCAGTTCTGGCTTGTTCAGGTAATGAGTCTGTATCGTTGAACTCTTGTGGGTTTAAGGCACGACCATCGGGGATAAAGATAGTTTTGTCAGGGCGCACAATAACAGTATCGAACTTAGGCTTAATGCTTACTTTGCGTTGCATCTCCTCGTATGCCTCAATACCTGCTGCCGCATTTTTAAAAGCCTGAGTCTTAAACTGAATACCCATACCCAAAAGATATTTAATCTCTTCGTACATTTCTTCAGCCTGAAGTCTAAATGGGTAAACAGCCCTGTTGTCTGCATTAGTCCATTGTTCATGCGCTTGTTCTGCTTTACGCCTACCCTTATTAGATATCTCATGCCATTGGAAGGGGTCAATATTATCCATAGCAATCTTTAGGGCTTTCTTCATGTCCTTAGTCCTGCGAGATGAGTGTTCGTTACCCCAATGCCCGAACCTATCGTTCTGAATCTTGCGTGAGGTGATCTTGTATTCTTTGTCGTTACGCTGACCATATATCCACTCGACTACCCCTGCAAGGTCTACCTCGTCTTGTTCAAACCTAGCATCGTGAAAGCGCAGTTGCCAAAACTCAGGCTTGTACTGACTTTGATGCGCCGATACTGTCAGACAGTACGGGCTTTTAGCGTGCTTAAGTTCCATTGCATCTAAGAATTCCAACACAGGCTCGCTTAACTGTGCCTTATCTATATCTTTAAGTTGTAGCATTTGTTACCTCCTTTTATTTGCTTGCTTGCACAAGCGTTGAACATCAATCGGGTCTTTCTCAGTTACTTCTGAACAGGCATATACTTGGGTCGTGGCTTGATAGATTGAATGCCAATACATACCGATTAACAGAATCCCTGTGATTACGAACATCGCACAACAAGTTTTAAATAAGTCCATCACTCCTCCTAGAACATAGATAAAATATCATCGACCTTAGACTTGACCGAACTACGCACCGCTTCGCTTTCACGAATGTCTGAGGCATCTACACCATTCAATGCTTTCTCTAACTTCTGACGCATATCCTCTAGTTTCGGGTCGTTAGTCACATTGAGGCTTGTTAGCAACCCACACAGATCAGAGGCATTGGTAATAGTAGAATCCCAAAACTTCTTTTTATTCTCATCTGTGTAATCCATACGATCACTCAAATGAGTCAGGGTTTCATGCAACCTATCCCATGCGTCTTTCATAGCGTCAGCTAACTTGCCGTCGTAATACTCTTTGTATTGTTGTTGCAGTTCGTTCTTAGCCTGTTCCTCAACATCTATTCTGAAATCCCCTGCATCGGGTACAGGACAGAACACATACTTAAAGCGGAACTTAGAACGTAATTCCTCAACATCGGGATATTCCCCTCGGTCAAACAAAGCGCCAAGCGTAAACGCAGAACCTGAAACCAGTTGCGGATACTCTACAAGAAAGTCCTCCACCGCATCGTTGTACTGTTGCTCGTAGTTGCCTAGCGTAGCCTTGTAATCAAAGAAAGACTTCATAGGTAGTAAGCGTGAGCCACCATCAGACCAAGGTAAGGTATGTTGATAGTTCCAAGTACGCACAGCAGTAGCAATCTTCTGCACCTTCTCTAACTTGTCTGAGCCTGCCAATAACTTCTTGTTGTAGTTACCTGCCCGAGCCTTCGTACTCTTGCTTACATCAATCTCCTCGGATACTTTCTTATCCATCTTGCGACCTGTCCACATAGAAATGTTTAGGTCTACTAGCATAGCGTTGCTTCCAATCATGATTCTTCTCCTTGTGTTAGTGGGACAATCCTTAATCGTAACTTCGTACTGTCTGACAGTATTTGGTCAGCCATCACCTCCATAGCATTTGAGTGCGTAAGAGTTACACCTAACTGCGACTCCATCTTCTTCTTTGCTTCTAAAAACTTCTTCTTAGCTTCTGTCTTTAACATCAGCGTTTCAAATCCTCTAGCTATTGCCATCTTAGTTCTCCTCGATTTTTACAGATATACCCATAGGGGCAACCATGTCAGTTGTCATACCCCAAAACACAGGGTGTTTCCAATCACCCCACCCACCAATGTAGCCGTCAGTCAGCACGATTACACACTCAGGGTTTAGCTTATGTTCTGCAATGTATATAGGAATACACTCCGCACTTGTACCACCACCCCCTGCAGGTTTAGTAGATGACATGATTGCTTCGTAGTCACCTCGTTCATACTTCTCATGGGCGCATATCTCGGTATCCCAATACATTAAGTCGATACCCTCGGGCTGAACATGATTACAAATAGACAATAGTTCGCCTAAGAATTGACCTACCTCGGCTTGCCCAATAGAGCCTGACATATCAATCGCTACAACAATGCGACCTACTGCCTCACCTATTGCGCTAGGCATATAGACATTCTGATCTACCCACCTACGGTTTGGTCTGCGCCATGTAGAGTTATCCTTATCGTTGCAGATAGAGTTCACAAAGTCGGCTAATACTTCTTTCCAATTAACCTTAGCTTCCATAGCTTCAGTAATCTCACGAGGTACATTGCCGTTAAGTTTGCCTGCCAGTAGTGCGCCCTGTCTTAATGCTTGATCGACTTCACGAGCCAATGCTTGTTTCTCATCTTCTGACAAGGCATCGGCACTTTCCCAATCATGTTCGTCAAAGCCCTGCCCACCTTCTTGTTCATCTTCGCCATCACCATTGCCTTTTCCATTACCGCCTCCTTGTTGCTTCTGTTGTTTAAGCAAACGAAATACCTCGCCTGCGTCCATGCCCCGATACTTCTCGTCTAAGCAACCACCTTCAGGTAGAGTTACAGTTGCACCTTGTGGGTCTGAGTCGTGAATCATTAAGTTAATAACAAAGTCACAAGCCATGTTAGCTAGTTGCCCATCTTGTTTGTAAAGATGTTTCCATACAGTTGTATGGCGGAAAGCCTTGTGAAGATTCTCATGAAGTATTAAGCCCTTCAAATCAGAATCCTTTAGCTTGTCCACAAACTTACGACCATAGTAAGTGTTACGCCCATCGGTACAGGCAGTAGGAATCTCATCACTTACCTCGGTCTTACCTAGCATGAAGATACCCGAATACAAACAATACTTAGGGTCGTTCATCAATGCCACATGGGACTTTTGAACTCGTTGTTCTGCTGTTAGTCTAGTCATACATCCTCCTTATTTAATACTGTCTGACAGTATTGTGGTTAGTCCTTCAGGTAAAGGGGTTAGGTATTGCTCATTGGCGTACCCCAACATATCTACATCAACCCAATAAACTCGAATTGATAACCCCCTTATCCTTCTTGCTTGGCATAGTCTAGGTTCAGAAAATACCGCCTCTTTGTTGTGATACAAATACCAACCGCCTAGAACAACCATTGATTGTCTGTTGCCCATTTCACAAACTCCTTATTGCTTACTGCCATAGCTTGCTTAGTTGTGGACTTCACGATTGAACGGGCAAACAACGCCTGTAATTCTTTATCCAATCGGTCTGCATACTTCAACCACTTAGGTAGCGTGTCCTTATCAACCCGAGTAATAGCTGAGAAAGTCAAGATACATTTAGCTACTGCATCATCAGGAACTTTCGCACTTGTAGGTGAATTACAGATAGACTCCCATGTAGGTAGCTTATCCACCACAGTAAAGAACGCTTGCATATCACGAGCCGCACTCTCACCGATTGTGCCTGCCAATGCCGAGATAGTTACACCATCACCTAAGTCCGCACGCTTCTTAGCTATATGACTAGCCTTCTCGAGTGAACGAGGGGTAACGAACGCTGACTGACCTGCCCGAGTTGGGTTAAAGATGTATGCGTTATCTTTCTGAGCAGGGTCGGTATACGACTCCAAGGCATGAGGGAATTGCTTTACCCATGCCAATACCTCGGGAGCAATATCATTCTCCACAGCCCACGCACCCCAAGAGTCAGAGTCAATAGAGCCATCAGCTTGGAAGCCTGCGTGTGGTTTGCGTACAGTTACAAAACAAACACGATTACGAGCATGAGCCTCTAGCGAATCACCTACCCCATCAGTTGCTAGGTTTGTAGTGCCAAAGACAATCGAACCCTCGGGTAATGACATATCACCGATACGCTTTTCTAACATCAGCGTGAGCAACACATTCTTAACCGCTTTCATTGCCTTGCCTATCTCGTCAAGCATAACGATTACAGGCTTACCCGATTGGAATTTAAACCTTGCGTTTGGTGCAAACTTGGTTACTTTCAAATCGCCCGACGGAGTTGAAGCCAGTTCCGTGTACGGAAGCGCAAAGTCGCCTAGGTCTAACAGGGTGCAATCAATGTAGGCTACCTCATAGTCGGGGTAACGCTTGGCTACTGCCTTGAGCATAGAGCTCTTGCCAATTCCAGGCTCACCCTGACCAATGATGGTTACATCTGAACCTACTGTTGATATTGCATTAGCAAACTCGTTGAGAGTTAGGGAACTACCGAACTTGATACTCATATACTTCTCCTTGTTTAAAATTAAAAAACACAAACCTACTAAACAAAAAACCCAATACTGTCTGACAGTATTAGGCTACGGCTTCACTACATCTACTTATACATCTATTATAACTCTATACTACCTCTGTGTCAATAGCACAAACCTCATAAGCAGTTTGTAGCAACCACACCTAACGCTACTTCTTTTGTTGTATGCACATCCGCTACTTGCTTAATGAAATAGTTAATGCGATTGTCCACAGTCTTGTAGTCATACTGATGCTCACGAATATCTTGATTCTCCATACTCTTGTTGCCTTGATAGTCGGTGCGCTCTACTTGAATAGTCTTACAGGTACGACTCTCTTTGTAGTTACTACTCGCACAGATTAGGCAAAGAAGTTTTGGGAATTGTTCTTCCGTTGCATTACACATAGCCTCATATAACTCACCTGCAATACTTGAACTAACCGAACCCGTCAATGCCCAACGATCATATGTTTTACCATTAAACTCATAAGACCTACGACCATAGTAATCGGTGTCGCCTGTTGCGTGTTGGTCTACTAACTCATTACTCAACCACCCATCAGCTAGTTTGAGCATGACCTTGGCATAGTTACGGAATGGTGTTAGCTTATCCCTAGCCGTTTTCATCTTGGTTCTGTCGATTACCTTTTGCTCTAGCTTGATAGGGTTCTCGATGTAATAGGCATCATCTGATTTGACATAGCGGAATATAGTAGGCTTGGTGCTATCCATTACATAATTCTGTTCCTTGTATTCAACCCACAACTTGTTGTATTTCTTGTAGCAACGCATTGTCCGAGGTAAGTACCTTGTAATAAACTCAGCAGTGATTGGTGTTTCCCACCCATCAGATTTAATATGTATTGACCCATCAGCCATATACATAACGCAGTCAGTTTGGTGCAAGTGTGCGCCGTATGCCTCTCCACCCTCCACATCGAGTGCGCCCTCTTCTACAATGTAACGCTTAACTATCTGTTCCCAATCCCTACTACGCTTGCTGATTGGTCGGCACTCTACTGCTCTGCCTCTGATTGGTGTGGTGTTGATGTATCTATTTTTAAAATGCTCGAACTTTTCTAAACTCATTTTGATTCTCCTAAGATGTTGTAATACTGTCTGACAGTATCGGATTAACTAAATAACAACCAATAAACTACTGCTCCTACTATCCCTGCAACTACACCTACCCATATAAACCCGAGTAGTGCCTTTTCTGCAAAATCTACTGCCTCTTCCAAATCACTCTTACTACGCCAAAACGCTTGTGCATAATCAGCGTCACGAAATGCCTCGCTTGCTGTTCTGTGCGTCTTATTGCTGTGGATATACTCGGCAGGGTCTGTTTCCCCTAGGTATTCCCATTTAGCCGTTTTCTTCTTTTTAGTTGCCATTTATATTCTCCTCGTATGTCAGCCAATCTTTCCAAGGCTTTCTGATAAACCCAAACGCATAAAAAAGCTCGCCCATCGCAACAGAGACCAGTTCCTGTCTTGCTTGCGTAGAATCAGCCTTCACTAACTTAGCTCCTAGATATACAGGGTCATTAGGTCGTGGCATTTTGAGGGGTTTGTCCGTAACTGTTCGGGGTCTGCCCATCCGATACTCGGTACACTTAATCATCCTCATTCCTTTCGGGTTCGTTCAGTTCATAGATACTGTCTGACAGTATTTCGTCAGGGCTAGGCTTGATCGGTTTCATGTACTTGAGGGTAGTTAGAAAGTCCTCAGCCGTTATACCTCGCTTGTATAGCTCCTTCTTAACCTTACCCAAGGCACGCAATTCTATCTGTCTGACCCTCTCCCGACTCATTCCCATCATGTCGGCAATCTCCTGCAAGGTCATGTAAGGGTCTTTCACCTCTACCCTTTGTTGGTATTCTCTGCTCATGTTGTCCTCTTTGGGTTAGTTGTTGCAAGTTCTTTGGGGTTATGGATGTATTGATAAGCGCCCTTGTTGAATGGGATAGCTACTGTAAAACCCTTGGTTACTGCCTCGGCTATGTCTGTCCCACAATCTAGGCAAAACTTATAGCCTAGCTCCCATCTACCCATCGGGTACTCATCTCCACAACATCTACATATATTCCTCATTTGTAATGCTCCTCTATGATAAATAGGTTCTGACTTGCTATGGTCTGCCACAAGTCCTTGTTAATAAAGGTATTACCCCAATCCTCAGTATCCCCTAATACTGTCTGACAGTACGACTCTATGGCACTAATCACAAACGCCTCGTCTATCGTATCTCCCAACATCTTTTTAATTAGTGCTTTGTTATTGTTTCCTTTTCTCATTCCTCATCTCCTAATAGCCAAGTTATAACAACAGCACTAAACACCATGCTGAATACCAAAAACCAATTAACTGTGTACTGGTGCGCCTGACCATAAAAGCAAGTCAGGAAGATAAGCCCGTTAATAAAGATTAAAAATAGGTTCATTTCAAAACCTCCATAAAAGATCAATTAAATTCCAAGTCCATATAAAAAGTACATAGGTGAAAACACCTACAACCGCCCAAACTACTATTTCCATTAAGTCCTTCATGTAACACCTCCTTTTAAAAGATTCAAGCGGGCAGGCTCGTGAGAACCTGACCTATCAATCCTTTGTTTGTTTGCCTTCTGCTAGTTTGTTGCAGTCCTCGTCAGGGGTTAGGGCATGGGTAGGGTGTGAATGGTGTGATAAATACTGTCTGACAGTATGTTTAGGGTTTAGTCCGTCTTTCAATATTTCCACCCACACTACTACCACAGAGATACTGCTCGCACTTGGGAACGCACTTCCGCTTAAATGGAATCCACAAGGCTACGCCTACTCTGCACTCGGCATTGGTTTGAGGTCTGTATTCCCTCGCACCGCCAAGCATTTACCTAATTTTTAATGAACGATACTATCGGTACTGTCTGACAGTATTTGGTTTTGGATTGGCTCGAACACGGCTGTTCCTCGACTCTATACATCTATTATAACACTAACATAGCCCTGTGTCAATAGGCTAGAACTTAAAAGATGTTTGTAGATGACTTCGCCAGTTTGCCAGTCCCGTGTGTTCTACAACAAGTTTTTTTATTTCCCTCGCCCTCTTTTGTAAAAACTGGTTTCACATTTGGGGTTAAATACTGTCGGACAGTATTTGGTTTGTTCACTAGGATTTAAAAAAACTTGTTTTGAGTTTGTCTGTGAGGTTTACATTGTAAAGTCTAGTAGGCTTTGTTCACTCAAATGTTCACTAATTCGGGCAATGTTCATTGGGCAAGGAACAAGGTATTTCTTAATGGATTCAATAGGTTACGAGAATATAATATACCATGTTCACTAATGAACAAAAGTATGACACCTAAGAAAAAGCTCTTTCTCGTACTGTCTGACAGTATTAGAACTTGACAATGTAAAGCTAGGAAAATTTACCCCGACATACATTTTAAAATAGAGTGAACAAGTGAACATGGTATATTATTATTAAGAAAGAAAGAAAGAAAAGGTATATAAAACAAGGGTTTGCGAGGTGTGCAACGCACCAAAAGTTTGTTCACTGCTGAGTGAACATGAGTGAACAGAGTGAACATGGCTTTTCTCGTACTGTCTGACAGTATTTCATTGGCTTCGCCAACCATCCTTGTGCCTCGCTGACCCTCATCATTGCGCCCTTCGAAAGAAAAAGTGACATCAAAAAGAATTTAAACCGTCGGCTTCGCCGACCTGAATGACACCAGTTCCCTGAAAAAAGGCGAAAAAAAACCCCACCTTTCGGTGAGGTCTTGACTGCTCGGGTATTACTTGCCTTCGAAATCATCAAGGGCATCAACTAGGTAACTAGCTAACGATGCAGTCTTATCTGATTCTTTAAACTTATTAAACATAGTACGCAAACCCTTGACAATATCGTCGATGCTTGCGTCGCCTTTGAACTTCACGCCTGTTGTCGCTTTGGCTTCGGTAGTCTTACCCGCTTGACTGCCCTTGCTAACCTTAGCACGATATACATTCATGCTAAATGCAACCCCATCATTAACTGCCTTGCGAAATGCAGTCGCATAGTTCTTGACAGTTTGATCCGACTTACCCGCTTTGCTAAGTGTTTCAGTAAAGCGAATCATCACAGCGCAACCCGACTTCACAGTACCAATAGGCTTAGACTTGCGTGCCTTGCGTAATGCTTGACAACCCTTGTCAATGCTTGCCTGTGCAGTACCAACTGTTACGATATCGTTAGCAACTGCAATAGCTAGAACTTCTTGAGTAGATAATTTCAAAGTCATTTTAGATTCTCCTAGTAATGACATCGGCAACCGATCAATATGTCTGCTGAACCGATGAATCCATTATGAACTTATCATAGCGCTATGTCAATAGGTATTTGAATAATGTCCGACAGTATGGCTTTTTTATATCCGCCGATCTTTTGACCCCCCATGACCACATTTGGCGTTAATGGGACCCGCTCGCACCTTGTGCTGTATTGTGCTCAAACGATTAGCATTTTTTAAAAATTTAGGGGGGGGGGGTATATATTTATAGGCCAATGAACTACTAGGGTTTTCCCTAGGAACAGGCCCCCTTATGTTTTCGTGCAAACACCCCCGGGGGGTATATATTTTTTGATTTCGTTTTGTAGGGAATTTTGGACTTAAGTGTGTCCTACAACATCTTTATAAACTTAAAGTGTTTCTCATAATGTACAAAAAATCGCAAAATCTATACATATCCAAAAAACGTGTATAATTGCTGCACCGCAACAAATGTGTTACATGTAACACAAAAACCTAAAGGAAAAAACCATGTTTGATTTTGAAAAGCAATATAAAGATGCACTAGAGAAGTTTGAGACTGTAACCAAGCAGAGCAAGCAAGCGTACGAGTTTTGGTATAGCTGCGTAATGGACACTTGGAAAGACTTGTATAGCAAGAAAAAGTAATAAAATCAGGGGGCTACGGCCCCCAAGTGCATGAAACTTTAATAAAACGTAACCCAAAAATGTGTAGTAAACTACACAAAACAGGGGATTCGAATGAGCGCGTGGCTTATTATTGTTACAGGCCTAATCTACACCTACATAGCTGCTGAGCAAGGTTATAAAGGAAACATGGGTATGGCGGTTTGCTATATCGGATATGCCCTTGGCAACGTTGGTTTGTATATGATGGCTACCAAATGACAACAATCATTGGCGACTGGAGAAGGAAAGTGCTGGTTGCAGATAGCCAGTTCACTGATTCCGATACAGGCATAAAGTATTTTGAGGATAAGATCTTCCCAGTAGACGGGGGTTTTATTGGGGTTGCCGGTAACTATTGTGATGCTGAAAAAGTAGTTGAGTACGTAAACAAGAAAACAAAAGTCAAGCCAAAGTTAAAAGCGGACAGCTCTTTTCTTAAATTAACTAAAGATGGATTGTTCTCCTGCGGGGATGATCTTGAGTGGGAAAGGATTCGAACCTTTATGGCTATTGGATCCGGAAGTATGGCAGCAGAAGTTTGTTTACGTATGGGCTTAACTGCTGAAGAAGGAGTAGAATGGGCGTGTAATGTGGATGCAAACAGTAGCGGACCAATCAAAACTTATAAACTAGACGATGCCATATAAAGACCTAGAAGTTCGAAA